GATGATCCAATCAGGGATTACATTGTCGTCAAACACGACGAATGGAATTGTTTCCCTGAGGGAGTGCTTCTAAAGCTTGTAACACTTGGACATCTAGTCCCGGAAAGCAAGCTCTCGAAGTACTACCTATTTCAAGAGCGAATTAGTAGTCTCGAACAAGACCTGCCAGAGGCAGATCTTTTCCAGACTATAAAACGCAAGATGGTTTCATATCCCACGATCGATGTCGAGAGCGAAGATGCTCGTGACATCGTCGAGAGATTCTCTGAAGATTATAGGGATCAGCCCTACCAATTAAACATTGGACGGACTGAGAACCTATATCATGTCATGTCAATTGAGAAGTTGGCCGAGGGAGACCCGTTGCGGGTCTCACACGACTTTCCTCTCATCAAGAAATTCCGCAAACGCGAACGTCCACAGACCAAATATGAAGAGGATGGACTCCTCTTGTATAAATGGTTCATGGAAGCCGACGTTGCACGTAGGGAGGGGAGGCCCATGGGCCTTCCCCCCCAAGACGTCATCGAAGACGACCCGATAATTATCAGGACAATCGCCGAAGGCGGATCAGATGTTTTCGTAATTGCAACAGATGACGTGAAACTTTACAGACTTGCTGTAAACAAGTTTCCCGACACCTGGGTATTCAGAATAAGCTGTGTCCACTACCTCCAGACCAACACATGGAGTGCGAGTCAGGAGGGAATGGACTACAATGAGAATCTTACGTCCGCGTTTCGACAGGAGTATCCGAAGTTCACTGGCACTGTAGAGTGCCTAGTGGACAAAGGATCTGTAGAATCGTGGATCGCTAAGTACAATCCTGATCCAAACGTCACGGGATGCTACTGGGAAACAGTTGGCATACCATGGCGTAAGGACATCAAGAAGAAAAACATGGAGCGGCGCCCGAGGGGCAGCTTCATAAAGACTCCTAAGATAGCTAGTTTTAGCGAACTTCGGATCCCGAGATCGTTATACGATTTTAGGACCCATAAGCTCTTTAAGGGGTCTGTTTCGAACGTCATCCAGGAGGACGACTAAGTTCTACGCAGAATTTGGCCGAACTCTCATTAACGAAAGAGTGAAGGAAACTGACTACCCGAGGGTAGAGACGTCTTACACTACACACAGTTAAGTGGCCGACTAACCGTTAGGAAACGGCCTTTGCTCGGTAAGATAAAACCATATGCTTACACATGGTCGTTCTCTCACAATCTATCCTGCCTCTCACTTCTAATTTAAAAAACTCGAAGGAGCCCACAGGAAAATGGGAGGACCACACAGAATCCTTTAGGAAACTGTGTGCAATCCTCACGAAAGCTATCCGATATGGTGAAGCTAGCTCCACCATATCTTGGAATTATGAATATGCGTCTCTCTGGTCCCCGCTGCTTAAGTGCAACGGCCGGAAGACCAACATCTGGAAGTGTAGTAAGGAAACCTTTATGGGAATCCTTAAGACACGAACGTACTGGTACAACCGGCTTCCGAAGCAGGCCCGCGAAAGAGTAAAACTCTACTCGCGAGACTCCAACGGAAGAAGAAAGATTAAGGATGTCCTTGACACCTGCGATGGTGTTCAGGTCAGCCTTTTGCTGTCTTTTCCGGAGCTATACGAACGGGAGGGCTATGCCCTGTCAGATCGTATAGCAAACTCGGTTATCACTAATTGTCTATTCAACTACGACAAGTTCCAAAGGGACTTGAAGCAGTTGAGGAAGACTGTCAAATACTGCGCGCTTTCAAAGATTAAGATTTCAACTATGATTGATCTCAATCGATGGAGGCACTTTTCATATATGGCGCGGCCAATCCAAATATTCGATGAATATGCGGAAAGGTCGTCCAAAGAGAAGATGTTCCGGGTAGCATGCTTCGTCCAAACCAGGGCCACTGGCCTTGCTGGTAAAGGGATGATGCGTGATACCATAAACGAATTTCTTGAAAAGACGGCTCAACCTGTAAAGTTTGAGCCGGACGAGATGTTGAAACGCTGCGTTCGCGCAGTGTGCCAGCGGCTCGCCGATTCCGTTTATGTCGGACGTAATCCAGAGTTCAAAGTTTCGATGTCTACCTCCGCTTGCACGGAGAGTTCACGTCGAAACGAAGGTAAATTTGGATACATGAAGAAGCTGGTGCGTTCTGCAGGATTGCAGATTCCACCGCTAAGTCAAGGTATCCCTGGTACAATTGGTAACTGGGTCTGGGACCGAGCCGCTAGGCTGGTCGAAGATCCAGAAACACGTGATTCAGTATTGAGAGTTAACGTCGTGGCCGTCCGTGAAAACGGTAAGTCACGAGTCGTTACGTCTGGATCGTTTTGGAAAGACGCGGCTTTACAGCCGTTCTCGCACATTACGATCCATCTCATAAAACAATTTCCGAATCTACGGAGCGGACTCCAAGCCGGTAGGCTTGGGTGGCGCGCCATAGAGAAGATCAACTATGAAGCCGGTGATGTAAATGGAACGAATTGGGTTTTCAACTCAAAAAACGTATACATGTACACCACCGATTGGAAAAATGCCACGGATGGCCCCTCGCAGGATTCTGCGGGGGTCACCCTGGCGCTTCTGGAAGCATGCGGACTCGATGAGCGGACACTTAATGTAATTAAATTATATTGGTGTTCGCCCAAAGAGCTCTTTATAAGTGGGAAACACGTCGGGACGCTCCGTAGGGGCATACCGATGGGTGATCCGCTGACTAAGACTAATCTCTCGTTAGCCCATCCCATCTGTGATTTATATGCACAGATGAAGACGGGCGCGCTTTCCATCGAGGAAGGCAACGGAGATGATACGTACGCAATAGTCGACGACCCCGAGTATGCAAAAGAGCATGCTCGGGCCGCCGCTATGCTTGGCTACGAAGAATCGCCTCTCGACAATGTAGTGACCCAAGACTGGGGCACCTACTGTGAAGAGTGGTTCCACATACCTGTTGAGAAAATCAACACGTGTAAGTGGGGTACGCGATTCAAGAATTCAAAATTGCTGCCCTATCTTGACGTCCCGAAAATCAGGACCATGATAGCGACAGCAAAAGACAGAGAAGACTTCTCGTCGGATCCAAAAGGGAAAGTCACCCTACTTGGACACGACGCGGAGTATTTTAACAGGTTCGATCCCGGACCGTACAGCACAATCTATTCAGTTTGTGCTGCGATCCAGGATGTCAGTCTGGCGACGATCGACCAAGATACGCCATTATTTTTGCCTAGGCAAATTAATGGTATTGGAAGACCGCCTCCAGATTGGAACGTCGACAGTTGGATGGCTATCATGAAGCATTCGCGTCCTTGGATCGCGAAATACTACCTGACA